AAGCCGATTTTGTTGGACGGGATCGTGATCTAAGATGCCGCGCTTTCAGCAAGTGGATTTGTCGGCTTTGCCCGCGCCGTCGATAATCGAAAACCTCGATTTCGCGACGATAAAAGCAAGTATGGCCGCCGACTTCGTCTCCCGCGATCCAGCCTTCACCGCCCTGCTGGAGTCCGACCCCGCCATCAAGGTCCTGGAGGCTTGCGCCTACCGCGAGCTGCTCCTACGCGCACGCATCAACGACGCGGTCCGCTCCTGTATGCTTCCCACGGCCGCCGGCACCAACCTCGACAACGTGGCGGCGCTAGTAGGCACCGTCCGGCTGGTGGCCGCCGATGGAACCGTAGAATCTGACGCTCGGTTGCGCATGCGCTCCCAGCTAGCCTTGGAGAGCTTCTCCACCTGCGGTCCCATCGGCGCCTACCTTTACCAGATCTTCAGCGCCTCGCTCGATATCGCCGACGCCTCGGTCTTCATGTCGGAGCCCGGCACGGTGCGCGTGACGGTGCTGGCGACGCCGGCGGCGAGCACGGACCATTACGGCACGCCCGCCCAGGTGCTGCTCGATCAGGTGGCCGCGCGCCTGAACGCGGACGATGTTCGACCCCTCACCGACGTCGTTCAGGTGCGCGCGCCCCAGATCGTCCACTACAACATCGCCGCGGCGATCACGCTGTATTATGGCCCGGACTCGACCGCGGTCCAGGCAGCGGTCCAGCGCGTCCTGGCGGCCTATGTGCAGCGGACCTCGCGACTCGGCTATAACGTGACGCTACCTGGGCTTTATGCCGCGCTCCAGCAGAGCGGCGTCGAAACGTCGGTGATTTCGTCGCCGGCGCAGAGCATCATCACCGATCCGACGCAGGCGACGTTCTGCGACGGCATCGCCGTCACGGTGGCGGGGCGAGACCAATGAGCGGCACGACCTGGCAGGACATCCAGACCACCTGGGCCGACACGCCCGGGACCTGGGAAAATCCTGGAACTCCGTTCCGGTCCATCCTGCCGCCGAACGCGACGGCGCAGGAGCGGGACCTCGAGGCCTCCGCCTGGCGGCTGAACGATCCGCCGAACGTTGCAGACGTGTGCAATACCGCGGCGATCCCGGCCCCATTGCTGCCATGGCTCGCCTGGGCGCTGGCGGTCGATGAGTGGGACAGCGCCGGCGCCGATGCCGTGAAGCGGTCCTGGGTGGCGCGCTCGGCCGCGTTCCACCGGATCAAAGGTACACTCACCTGGTTCGAGCAGCTCGCGGATTTCTACGGCGCCGAGCTGGTGCGCGTGGTCCGGCCGCCGAACGTGACCTATGCCGGGAAGTCGTTCAACCTCGCGGACCTAGAAGCCTGGCTCGAAACCTTGGATGCGATCCGGATACGCCGGCTGCCACGGGAGAGCTTCGACCCGGGCGCCATCTTCGCCAACGTCTCGTACTTCGGCGCCTGCTATGCGGTGCCGTCGAACGCCGCCGCGATGTGCCGACCACAGGCCTTTTACTTTGATGGCACCTCCGAAGAAGAGCTTCCGGTGATCGACTACACGACGCCATCGCGCGACGTCGAAGAGATTGCCGAGATCGCGCGGCCCGAGAACCTGCCCGGGGCCATGTTCGCCGGCGGCTATCCCGGCTATGCGGTTCCGGACGACGCAGCCACGAGGACCTACCTGATCGAAGTCTCGCCGCTCTACGACTCCGGCAACGTGATCTCCTACAAGAGCATCACCCCCGGGGGCAAGCCGCAGGTAGTATTCCCCCAGTTCGAAGCCGAGATTTTCACGGATCGCGCCGGCATGTTCGGCAACCGCGCCTTCGCGGGCGGGTACCTGGAGGAATCGACCGCAGATCGCCACGTCTACTGGTCGGTCTTCCTCTATGACAAGCCGGTCGGCGCCCCAATTCTCGCCCGCGGCAGCTATGCCGGAGCGACCCGGTTCAAGCAGCCGGCCTACACCGCCGAGTTGCAGGTCCGCTGGCCGATGCCGGTCCCGTACCGGGCGACTTACTCCGGGGGCTTCGCGGGCGGCTTCCTGTGCCCGCCGGACTATTCCGATCTGTATGCTTTCATTGGCGACGTGGGCGCGAACAAGCCCGCGCGCGATGCGGTGTCGATCGACCTCAATATTTACCAGGTGGTGACCGCCGATTCCGACCGCATCTGCGGCGACGTGACCTGTGGCGAGATGCTGCTGAAGGCAGCGTAGACAGCGCGACGTAAACCAAGCCCTGACAAGGCAGCATAGCAGCTTAAGCACGTAGCAGTCCGGCGACCAAGAGCCAAACCAACCCGAGGATCAAATGGAAAATCAATTCAGCCTGCAAGACAACGAACAATTCACGGCCGAGGACCTGATGTACATTCAAGGCCAGGTAAGCCAGGCCTTCCTCGACCTCATCAACGATGCCATCGATCCCGGGACGGCTTACGCAGGCCTCCAGGTGACCATGGCAAGCGCCACGTCGATCAACGTGGCCGCCGGGCGCCTCTACGGTCTCGGCACCATGTATTCTTACCCGGCGGGACAGCCGTCGATCAACCTGTTCTCTTTCATGCCGGCCGTGACGCAGAAAATCGTCGCCGTGGTGGCCTGGGGGCAAGCCGCCGTTCCGCAGAACCCCGAGCCGCGCAACTTTCTCATCAACGCGACGACCATGCAGGCGCAGCCGCAGACGGTCCCGACGGTGAACGCGAACGTCTGCAACGTGAATGTGATCCCCGGCGTCGAGTCGGCCTCCCCGCAGGCTCCCACAATCCCGGCAAACTGCCTTCTGGTGGCGCTCGTGACCCTCGGGACTACCGGCATCGTGTCCATCGCGATGCAGGTCCGAAACCAGATGCCGCAACTCTCGGACATCTCCGGCCGCACCGGCGCCCTCGAGACTTGGCGCGCGCAGACCGATCCTCGCGTGAGCACCATCACCTCCGATCTGGCGAAGCTGGCGCAGGCGCAACTCGTTCTCGCGCCGCTCTTCCAGCTCGAGCAGATGGCCGCCGACGTAGCCCGCCTGAAGGCAACGGCGAAACTGCCCGAAACCTACGCGGATTACGGCGCCGATGCGTTCCTGGATGTGACCGAAAGCGACACGGCACACGCCGGCTATTCCGCCAAGGTAGAGGAGGGGATCCGCTTCCCGGACGCGGGCTCCGTCTCGGCCGCGCTGGCGCTCCTCAACCCGATTGACCCAGCCGTGACGAACATCTCCGGCTCGATTCTGCCTGCCTGGACGAAGGCTACGCGCATGTCGAACCTAGCTGGCTTCGCCGGCGCGGACTACCTCTCCAGCTTCCAGTTCCAGACCACGACGCAAACACTCATGCCCGTGGCGCGCCGCCGCATCCGCTTCGGCTGCCGCTATCGGCCCTCGAGCGGACTGGCTTATCTCGCTGGGCGCGAAATCCCGATCGACACGGCCTGTGGGGCCTTCCGTGGCTTTGGAGAGGGCGCGTTCAGTTACGACCCGGCCATCACGCTCGGTCCTGGAGGCTCGGCCGTCGCCCTGCAGTACCTCAACCTGGGCCACAAGTGGCGGCGCACCGACGGTTACTGGGAAGACTACTGGGATCAGCCCTATTGGAAGATCAACGTCACGACGACCGTGGTCACCGGAGGCCAGGAGTCCCAGGTCTTTCTGAATGCCCAAGACGGATGGTTGACCGAAATCGGACTGTATTTCAACGACATCGGACCGACCGGAGCCGTCCAGGTTTCTCTCTGTGCCGCCGACAACGGCCAACCGGACCTCGATTCGGTTCTGGCCACCGTCAGCATCGCGCAATCCGCGCTGGCGAAGTATCCCGCGCGCACGGCGGTCTCGATCCCGCCGACGTTCCTCTCGAGCGGCCAGCGCTACGCCATCGTCATCCAGTCGGGTGGCCAGCACAGCGTCTGCTCCGTCTCCGGAAGCGCCATTCCTCAGGGCACGGCCTATAGCTTCCTAAACGGCGAGTGGGGCCCGATCAGCAACGGCCGCTCGGTCATGTTCGACCTGGCGTTCGCCAACTTCGGCACCTCGCTGGCCACGGTCCAACTCCAGTCGCTCTCGCTCGCCGGTGGCATTAACTCGGTGGATATCCTGACGCAGTCCGTCTGCCCGAGCTCCTGCCAGATTGCCTTCCAGGCGCAGGTCGGCGGCACATGGTATGCCCTGACGGAAGCCAACATCGCTGCCGGCGTCTTCACTTCGGCTCCGAACCTGGTGCCGCTGCAGGCGGTATTCATCGGCACGCCCGACGTGATGCCCAGCCTGAACCTGACGACGTCGCAACTGCTCATCGGCAAGGCCGCCGTCGCGTTCGAGCACTTCTCGGAAACGCGCACATTGGATGCTCCGACCATCACCGTCAAGGTCATCCTGCTCGTCGAAAACTTCGACGGAGCCCACCACACCGTCGGCTGCCAACTCATCGTCGGCGGCTCGCCGGTCACAGCGTCGGTCGAGGCCGACATGCCGGCCGACAGTGGCATCAACAAACAGTACAGCTTCACGGTGACGTCGACCTCCAGCTACGTCATCGAGATCACCGGTAGCACCGACAGCGCCGCGGACCTGTTCCACGTGGCGGAGCGGACCGACATCAGCTTCTAGGAGAGCGCCGCTTCGCAGACATCAGCTTCCAGGAGATCCCATGGCAGACACCCAGACTTACTCGCCCACCACGCTGTACCTCGTGGTGCTGAACGAAAAGCTCGATCTTCCCGAGCATCGCATCACGCTCTATCCGGGGAAAACCTATCGGGTGCGCGGCGACGTGCTGAACGCGAACGCAGGGAAGGTGAAGAGCGCCAGCCCGG